AGCCGCTCACCGCTGTCGAGTTTTTGCGAGACGATGGTCAAGCCGAGCTTTTTCTTGAGTGCCCCGCTGATCGCGCCGCGTACAGTGTGCGGCTGCCAGCCGGTGACCTCGATGATCTGACTAAGCGTCGCGCCCTCGTTGCGCTTGAGCATCTCGATTACCTTGGCTTGCTTACTGTCGCGCGGTTTGCCCTTCGGCTTCGGTGGTTTGGCGTTTGAACCGATCCCGATGCCGGACATAACTTCGCCCGTCGGCGTGATCGCTTCGATGCCAGCCGCCTGCAGAATGCCCTGCGCATCGAGCCGCTGTTCGTTGATGAGGGCCTTCAGGCGCTCGACGGCCTTACTTTTGTAGTTGAAGGATTTGGCGGTGACCGTCTCCCCGGTGATGGCCGAAATGGCTGTCGCGATCTGAGCGACCGTGAACTTCTCCACGGCTAAGCTTGAGTTGGTCATGGGTATCTCTCCGTCTGGTTGGTAGACGTCCATACAGGTCCTATGACCCGAGACAATCAACATTAATAATTTGAAATTAAACGGTTTTTCTAGGGCGGCCCGGACATGGGAACGTTGAACGCACATGCTTGTCAGCCAGGTCGAATACGCGCGCCAGCGCGGGGTTTCGCGCCAGTACATAGGCCAGATGGTGGCCAAGGGCGTGATCCTGCTCCAGGGCCGCAAGGTGGACCCGGCCCAGGCCGATGCTGCTCTGGCGGCAGTCCGCGAACCGGCCCGTCCGGAACGACGCGCGCGCCCCAAAGCTGAGACGGCTCCCAAGCCGATCGTTCCGGCGGCTGAGCTTCCCTCGCTGCCGCAAGGTGGCGATCTGCCGACCCTGTTGCTCAAAACCCGGATCAAGAGCGAGGTCGAGAAGGCCAAGCTCCTGGAGATCAAGGCTCGGGTCGAAGCCGGCAAATACGTCGATGCCGACGAAGTGAAAGTCGCGGCCTTCAACAAGGCCCGCGTGGTGCGAGACGCCCTGATGAACATTCCCGAACGTCTGGCCGCCGTGCTGGCGGCCGAGACCGATGCCTCTCGGGTCCACGCCATGTTGACGTCCGAGATCCGTGCAGCACTCGAGGATCTGGCCGGTGCTTCCTGATGCCGTTGCGATCCATGACGCTGCGTTCGATCGGGGCTTGCGTCCCGATCCTCTGCTGAAGGTCTCCGAATGGGCCGATCAACACCGGCGTCTCTCGGGCAAGGGAGCAGCTGAACCTGGACCCTGGCGCACGGCGCGCACGCCCTATTTGCGCGAGATCATGGATTGTCTGTCGCCGTCCTCTCCCTACGAGCGGGTGGTGTTCATGAAGGGCGCCCAGATCGGCGCTACCGAATGCGGCAACAACTGGATCGGCTACGTCATCCACCATGCGCCTGGCCCCATGCTGGCGGTCTTGCCGACGGTGGAGATGGCCAAGCGGAACTCTCGTCAGCGCATTGATCCGCTGATCGAGGACAGCGAGGTGCTGTCGCAATTGGTCAAGCCGGCGCGGTCGCGAGATTCCGGTAACACGGTGCTCACCAAGGCATTCCAGAGTGGGCTTCTGGCCATGACCGGAGCCAACTCGGCGGTCGGACTCCGATCCATGCCGGTGCGTTATCTGTTCTTGGACGAGGTCGACGGGTATCCCGGCGACATCGACGGCGAAGGCGACCCGGTCTCTTTGGCCGAGGCCCGCACCCGGACCTTTGCGCGTCGCAAGGTGTTCATCGTCTCGACGCCGACCGTCAAGGGCGTGTCTCGCATCGAGCGGGAATTCGAGGCGTCTGACCAACGGCGCTACTTCGTGCCCTGTCCCCATTGCGGGCATTTTCAGTGGCTCGAGTTCGAACGGCTCCGCTGGGACAAGGGATGTCCCGAGACTGCGCATTACCTCTGCACCGAGTGCGAGGGACAAATTCACGAGCATCACAAGACGCGGATGCTGGAACGCGGCGAGTGGCGGGCGACCGCCCCGTCGGAACAGGGCAATGAGAAAACAGCAGGCTTCCACATCTCCAGCCTCTACAGCCCCATCGGCTGGCGAAGCTGGGCGGAGATCGCCGCAGCCTGGGAGGCCGCGCAAGGCAATGATGCGGCGCTTAAGTCGGTGAAGAACACGGATCTCGGCGAGACCTGGGTCGAAACCGGCGAAGCGCCCGATTGGCAGCGTCTCTATGACCAGAGGGAAACGTCGGCACTGGGCACCGTCCCAGCAGGCGGCCTGTTCCTCACCGCTGGCGTCGATGTCCAGAAGGACCGCCTGGAGGTGGACGTCTGGGCTTGGGGGCGCGGGCTGGAAAGCTGGCTCATCGAGCACATCGTGATCGAAGGCGGGCCACAACGGCCTGATGCCTGGACGGATCTCGACGCCCTACTGGATCGAACCTGGCCACATGCGAGCGGTGCACAGCTCAAGCTGGCGAAGCTCGCCATCGATACTGGCTACGAGGCTCCGGCGGTTTATGCCTGGGCGCGCCGGGTCGGGTTTGGACAGGTGGCCCCAGTGAAGGGTGTCGAAGGTTTCAATCGGGCGAGCCCGGTGTCCGGGCCAACATTCGTGGACGCTACCGACGGCGGTAAGAAACTGCGTCGCGGTGCTCGGCTCTGGACCGTGGCGGTCTCGACCTTCAAGTCGGAGACCTATCGGTTTTTGCGGCTGCAAAGACCGACAGACGAGGAACGGGTCGAGGGTGCCGAGTGTCTGCCTGGCACGGTGCATCTGCCAACCTGGGTCGAAAGCGAATGGCTTAAGCAGTTGGTCGCCGAGCAGTTGGTGACGGTGAAGACCAAGCGCGGTTTTACCCGTCTCGAATGGCAGAAGCTCAGAGAACGTAACGAGGCGCTGGACTGCCGGGTTTATGCCCGGGCGGCGGCCTGGATCGCTGGTGCTGATCGCTGGACGGACCGCCAGTGGAGCGATCTGGAGGAACAACTGGGTGCGGTCGATGGCGACATCGAGGCGGCCGGGATGATCAACAGGCCGGCCCCCGTGTCCTCGGAGAAACGCCGATCGGATTGGCTCGGTCGGCGGAACAATTGGTTTTGAAGGAAGCCCCATGACGACCTGGTCGGAAACCGAACTGGTGGCGCTGAAGCGCGCCTACGCCAGTGGCACGCTGCGTGTTAGTTACGACGGCAAGTCTGTCGAGTACGGCTCCGCCGAGGATCTGCTGGGCCGCATCCGGACCATCGAGCGGGAACTGGCGGGGGCTACCAAGCCGCTTCCGGTTGCCGGCTTTGCCGGGTTCCGCCGTGGGAATTATGGGGGCAATTCCTGATGGCGGTGGGGTGGTTCGATCGAGCTCTGGCGGTGTTCTCGCCGAGGGCCGCCACCCGCAGGGCCCTGGCGCGCCAGGCCTTCGACGGTCTGGTGCGTGGTTATGATGGCTCCTCCAAGGGTCGGCGCACCGACGGCTGGCGGACGCCGGGCACCTCGGCAGATACCGAGGTGGCCATGGCGTCGGCGTTGCTGCGCGATCGCATGCGGGATCTGGTGCGCAACAACCCTCATGCCGCCAAGGCGGTGTCGGTTCTGGTCAACAACATCATCGGCGCGGGCATCATGCCGCGCGCCACATCGGGCGACGAAAAGCTCGACCTTGCCGTCAACGCGCTGTGGGAACAGTAGTCCCGGCAATGCGATGCCGACGGCCAGTTGGATTTCTATGGGCTGCAGACCCTGATCTGCCGCGAGATGGTCGAGGCCGGTGAGGTGCTGGTGCGCCGACGCCTGCGCCGCCCGAGCGACGGTCTAGACGTGCCCCTACAACTGCAGATCCTGGAAGCCGATTTTCTGGACGCCACAAAGAATGGGCAGGCCAGCGGCAAGGGTCAGTTGGTTCAGGGTGTCGAGTTCGATGGTATCGGACGCCGCACCGCCTACTGGCTTCACGAAAGCCATCCGGGTGATGCTTTCAGTACGTGGCATGGCGGGCTGCAAAGCCGGTCTGTGCCGGCAGCTGACATTGTCCATGTCTACGAGAAACAGCGGGTTCAGGTGCGGGGCGTCCCCTGGGGCGCGCCAGTGATCCGATCTTTGCGCGATCTCGACGATTACGAGGTCGCCGAGATCGTCCGTAAGAAGACCGAGGCCTGTGTCACCGCCATTGTCTTCGGCGACGAAGAGACCCAACAGGGTGTCGCGCCTTCCGTGGTCGATGCCGATGGAAAACGGATCGAACAGTTCGAGCCTGGCCTTATTGCCTACGCCCGAGGTGGCAAGGACATTCGTTTCAACCAGCCTGCCGCTGTCGGCGGCTATGCCGAATACAAGCGGGCCAGCCTGCACACCATCGCGGCCGGCTTCCGGGTGCCTTACGAACTGCTCACCGGGGATCTCTCCCAGGTGAACTATTCCTCAATCCGGGCCGGACTTGTCGAGTTCCGCCGCATGATCGATGCCGTGCAGTGGCAGTTGTTCATCCCGATGCTTTGCCAACCGGTGTGGGATTGGTTCACGCAAGCCGCCTGGGCGGCTGGGCGTATTCCCGATCCGGTCGTTCCGGTCGAATGGTCACCGCCCAAGTTCGAGGCGGTGGATCCGCTGAAAGACGCCATGGCCGATCTGCTGTCGGTGCGATCCGGGACCATGACCCTGGCGGAGGCAATCGCCCGTCAAGGACGCAACCCCGATGCGGTTCTGGCAGAGATCGCGGCCACCAACGCCAAGCTGGATGCAGCCGGGATCGTGCTCGATTCCGATCCACGCCGGGTGACCAAGACAGGCAGTGCCCAATCCAACGACTGGGCGGCAGATGTTTTCCCTGCCACCGATAATTTCGACTGACTTCGAGGACATCATGGATACCACCATTGAATTGCCGGCCTTGCGCCGGACGGCGGAGCTTGAGCCGAACTCCGCCAATGCTGAGGCCCGAACCATTGACGTGGTCTGGTCCACTGGCGCTCGAGTGCGGCGGGTGCCGTTTTTCGGCGATCCATATGACGAGGAACTGAGCCTCGATCCGGAGCATGTGCGTCTAGAACGTCTCAATGGCGGCGCACCATTTCTAAAGGTCCACGAAACAGGGGAACTGAACGCCGTCATCGGCTCGGTGGTGCCGGACAGCGTCAGGCTCGAACAGGGCCGGGGTGTCGCCACCATCCGCTTCTCCGAGCGGGACGACGTCGTGCCCATCTGGCGTGACATTCTGGCCGGCCACATCCGGGCGGTTTCCATCGGCTATCAGGTGCATCGCTATGAAGTGAGCAAGCCCGAAGGCAGTCGAGAGGTCTGGCGAGCCGTCGATTGGACGCCGTTCGAGATTTCCGCCGTGCCGGTGGGGGCCGATCCTGCCGCCGGCTTCCGCTCCATCCACGAACTCCATGACTGCGTCGTGCATCGCCCCGGCGCTGAACTCCCTTGCAACAAGAGGATCCAAACCATGCATGACGAAGACACCCGTGAGAATGAACCGGCCGATGTGGCTGAGGACAAGGCCACCGAGGAAACCCCGAAGGCCATAAAAGAAGACGCCGAGGCCCGGTCCCACGCTGCACCTCAGCCCAAAAAAGTCGATGCCGATGCTCTGGTGACGCGGGCGCGCGAAACCGAGCGTGAGCGGGTCTCGACCATCTATGACCTGGCAGCCAAGCTGGACCTGGAACGCGGCTTTGCCGACGACCTGGTGAAGCGTGGTGTTGCCCTCGACGAGGCCCGAACGGTGATTCTCGATCAGGTGGCAGCCAAGTCCGAGGAAACCCGGACCTTCTCCCAGGTCTCCGTGCCGCTGGGCGGCCGCGACGAGCGGATTACCCGACGTGACGCGGTGACCAGCGCACTGTTGCATCGCTACAGTCCGACCCTGTTCCCGCTGGAAGATGCCGCGCGTCAGTATCGCGGCATGACCCTGATGGAGCTGGCTCGCGAGAGCCTGTCGGATGCCGGCATCAACACGCGCGGCCTCAGCCGTGACGAAGTGGCGACCCGGGCGCTCCACTCCACCTCGGACTTCCCAGAGATCCTGGCGGCGGTCACCAACAAGACTCTGCGTCAGGCCTACGACGTCTACCCTCGTACCTTCGCGCTCTTCTGCCGCCAGGTTCTGGCCACCGACTTCAAGGCCATGCACCGGGTGCAGTTGGGCGAAGCGCCGCAGCTGTTGAAGGTGGGAGAGAGCGGCGAGTTCAAGCGGGGCACGCTGGGCGAGTCCAAGGAGAGCTACCGCATCGAGACCTATGGCCGGGTGGTCGCCATCACCCGTCAGGTTCTGATCAACGACGATCTGGACGCCTTTACCCGGATCCCCGCCATGTACGGCAACGCCATCGCCCAGCTTGAAAGTGACGTGGTCTGGGGCATCATCACAGCCAACCCGGCCATGGCCGACAACAAGGCCCTGTTCCATGCCGACCACAAGAACCTGGCCGGCACCGGGGCTGCGCTCGCGGTTGATGCTGTCGGCGCGGCCCGGGCGGCGATGGCCAAGCAGACCGGGCTCGACAAGAAGACGGTGCTCAACATCCGCCCGTCGTTCCTGATCGTGCCGGCCTCGCTCGAACTGAAGGCCGAACAGTTGGTGGCCCAGAACCTGGTGCCCGCCGATACGGCCAAGGTGGTGCCGCAGTCGATCCGCACCCTCGCACCCATCGCGGAGCCCCGCCTGGATGCCGCCAGCGAAACCGCCTGGTACCTGGCAGCCAGCCCGAACCAGATCGACACCATCGAGTACGCCTATCTGGAAGGACAGCAGGGTGCCTACATCGAAACCCGCAACGGCTTCGATGTGGACGGGGTGGAGATCAAGTGTCGCCTCGACTTCGGTGCCAAGGCCATCGACTGGCGCGGCCTCTACAAGAACCCGGGCGCATAAGCCTGACACCACGATCATTCCTGACGAGATGGGCGGCCAATCGGCCGCCCTTCGTCTTTCTGGAGAAGGACACGAGACATGAAGAACTACATTCAGCCCGGCAATACCATCACCCTTGCGGCACCTTACGACGTCACTTCCGGCAGCGGTCTGTTGGTTGGCGCGCTGTTCGGCGTCGCTGGTGGCGATGCGCTGACCGGCGAAGACGTCGAGACCAGCCTGGTCGGCGTCTTTGATCTGAACAAGGCCGCCTCGCAGGCCTGGAGCGTCGGCGACAAAGTCTATTGGGACGATACCAACAAGGTCGCCACCAAGACCGCGACGGCCAACACCCTTATCGGCGTGGCCATCGAAGCCGTGGGTGGCACCGCGTCCGACATCATCGGTCGCGTCCGGCTCAACGGCAGCTTCTGATGCCCGTATTGGACGCCGCCCTCGACACCCTGTTTGGCGATCCCGCCATCGCACGGGATGCCCTCTATGCCCCGACAGGCGGCGAGGCGGTGTCCATTCGGGTTGTGGTCCGTCGCCCAGACGAGATTGTGGGCTTCGCCGAGACCCGCATCCACACCGAGACGACGGTGTTCGATGTTCGGACGTCCGAAGTCACCGATCCCCGTCCTGGCGATCGGCTGACCCTGGACGGCGTCGACTATGTCATCCAGGGCGAGCCCGAACGGCGTGATCCGGATCGGCTGATCTGGACCCTGGACGTGAGACCTTCGTGAAGCTCGCGGCGTCCATTGCCGGTTCCCTGAAGGCGGACCTCCAGAAGGAGATGCGCCAGATCGAGAAGGCGGTCGCCGAAGGGGTGGCAGAGGCTGGTGACGGTCTCAAGGGCAGTCTGCGTCGGCAGGTGATCACGTCGGGGCTCGGTCCCCGGATGGCTCGGACCTGGCGCCGTCGCGCCTATCCAAACAAGGGCCATGACGCGGCAAGCCTCGTCTGGTCCAAGACACCCGACATCGTGCGCAGCTTTGACCAAGGCACGGTGATCCGCAGCAAGACAGGCTTCTGGTTGGCGATCCCGACGGCGGCTGCCCCGAAACGGGGTGTCGGCGGCAAGCGGATCACACCGGCCAACTTCCCGGAGCACCGCTTCGGCCCCTTGCGGTTCGTCTTTCGGCGAGGTGCGCCGTCACTGTTGGTGGTGGACGGGGTGCGGATCAGCGCAAAGACCGGACGGGTTGGTCGCCAGGCCAAGGGCGGTGCCTTCACCAAGACCGGGCGCATCAAGTCGGGCATCACCACGGTGGTGATGTTCCTGCTTGTGCCACAGGTCCGCATGCCGAAACGCCTCGACGTCCGCCGTGCGGCGGAAACCTGGGCGCGACGGGTGCCCGGCCTGATTGACCGCTACATGCCGATGGAATGACCCATGCCCGTGAGCAAAACTGAACAAATCCTCGGGGTTTTGAGGACCCGGCTGGAGACCATTACCGGGGCGACCGTTGAGCGCAATTCAGCGGTGCCTGAGAAGATCCCGTCGGGCGGATTGCTGATCCTGCGCGACGGGACACCGGGCGAGCCTGAGCAGAGCCTTGGCGGGTTCGGCGGCGCCTACTGCCGACAGGACGCGGAGATCGAGATCTACGTCGAAAGCGGTGATGCCGCAGCCCGCGACACTGCCTTCGATACCCTGCTGCAAGAGATCGGCGTCGTCCTCGATGACGATCCCACTCTTGGTGGTCTTGCCTTCGGCATGACTTTTGGTCGCCCGGAGATCGACGCGCAAGCTGTTGTCGGTGCGCCAGCCATCAAGGCCGGAACCCTGATCGTCGCCATCGAGTTCGAGGCCGATACGGCACTCGGTTGACCCTTTAGAAAACCAGGAGAATACCTATGGCCCGAGCCTATGGTTCGAGCGCCACGCTGCTGCTCAAGCGGGAAACCGCCTATGGGCAAGTGGCTGGTGGCGACTATATCCGCATGCCCTTCAACCGTTGCACCCTTGGTTCCGAACAGGGGCTGATCGATGATCCTGTTCTCGGACAGGGCCGCGACCCGCTTGCTCCGTTGCAGGACGTGATCAACGACGAAGGCGAGATCGTCGTGCCCATGGACCCGCGTTACCTCGGCATCTGGCTCACCGGCCTGTTCGGTGATCCGGTGACCACGGATAACGGCGACGGCACCTTCGATCATCTGTTCGTCTCCGGAAACGATGCCCTGCCGAGCTACACGGTCGAGGTCGGCATGCCCCAGGTGCCGGCTTTTTTCCAGCACACCGGTGTGGTGCTGGGCTCGATCGCGTTGGAATTCCAGCGATCCGGTGCAGCGGCTGCAACCTTCGGCGTCATTGCTCAGGGTGAAAGCCGGAACAACACGTCCCAGGGCGGCACTCCGTCGGCACTGGCCTTCACGCGGATCAGCCAGTTCCAGGGTTCGATCACTCGGGCTGGCAGTCCAATCGGCAACCTGACCAGAGGCTCGCTCACCTATTCCAACAATCTGGAGAAAATTGAGACCATCCGTTCCGATGGCAAGATCGACGGGGCCGACCCCACGGTGGCGGCCTTGACCGGACGCATCGACGTCCGCTTCGCCGATACCACCCTGATTGACCTCGCCTCGGGTGGCACGCCGGTGGACCTGACCTTCGGATACACGGTCGGTACTGCCAAGGTCGAGTTTGCAGCCCACGAGGTCTATCTGCCCAAGCCCAAGCTGGCCGTCGAAGGTCCGGGTGGCGTGCAGGCCAGCTTCGACTTCCAGGGCGCGCGCAACGAGACCGCCGGACGAATGCTCGACGTCACCCTCACCAACGACCTGGATGGGACGGATTACGCATGATCTCCCTGAAGCAAACCAGCGAGCCCTTCGAGATTGAGCTTCCCTATGGCGTCACGATCACGGTGAAGCCGCTCACCACCGCCGGGATGGCGGCGGCTCAGGCAGCCGCACGGCGTCGGGTCGAGGGGTTGGAGGCCCAGTACAAGGAACTGACCGAGGCAGGTCTCGCGGCGGACGGTCTCCCCGATTTAGCGAACGAAGGCGAGCGCGACGGTCTGTTCCAGGATCTGCTGATCAAGGAACTGGCGATCCGCCACGTCACCGCCTGGGTCGGCATCGAGGACGATCCGCCGGTGACCCCGGAAAACATAACCGCCGTGATGTCGCTGTATCCCGTCGGCGAGCGGTTCTTTCACGAGTTCACCCTCAAACAGGTGCTGCTCACCGCTGCAAAAAACGCATCAGGGCTCTCTGCCGCTGGTACTTCCAGCCGGGCGGAGGGCCGGAATACTGCGAAGCCTGCGAAACGGACTGCGGCCAAGAGTGCCCCCGACGCAAGTACGCCCTGATCACTGACGAAGAGCACCAAGCCTGGGATGTCCTGCAAGCCGGCCTCGGGCAGTTGCGGTTGGCCGCATCCGGCCATGTGCTCGGCATTGACCTGGGTGTGGCCCTCAACATCGCCAAAGCACGTAGCCATGACCTCGCCATTGTCTCTGAGCTGCTTCAAGCGGCGGAGGCGGGTCTGGTCGAAGTCATGAATTCCGAGGATGTCACCTGATGGCCAAGGCCAAACATACCTATGCTGTCCGCCTTGCCGTCGAAGGCGGCAACAAGGTCAAGGCTGAGTTGGTCTCGGTCGGTGACAGCGGCGAGCGGTCGCTGAAGAAGATCGAACGTGCCGGCGGCACGGCCTTGCGTGGGCTGACCGGCCTGGCTGATCGTGCTCGTACTTTGACGATGGGCATGCGCGCGCTCGGTGGAGCGTTGATCGGCGGCGCGGCTATCGGTGGCTTGGCGACCCTGATCGACCGATCCATTTCGGCGGCGGATGCTGTTGCCAAAACCGCTGACAAGCTGGGCGTGGGCGTCGAGGCGCTTCAGGAACTGCGCTTCGCGGCGCAACTGGCAGGCGTCGAGCAACAGACCCTGGATATGGGCCTGCAGCGCTTCACCCGCCGTGTTGCGGAAGCGGCGCGTGGTACCGGGGAGGCCAAGCAGGCGCTGACCGATATGGGCATCGTGCTCCGTGACCAGCACGGCAACATCCGCCGTTCCGAGGATCTGCTCAACGACGTGGCGGAGGCCTTCAAGCGCACTGGCGATCCCGCTGAGCGACTGCGTCTCGCCTTCAAGCTGTTCGACAGCGAAGGCGTTGCCATGGTGAACATGCTGGTCGGCGGCGCGGACGCGTTGGAAGCGACCCGTCGCCATGCCCGCGATCTCGGTATCGTGTTGGAAGAAGATCTGGTCCGTAATGCCGAGAAGGCTCGCGATCAGTTGGACACCCTGGGCAAGGTGGTCTCCGCCAACTTGACCCGCGCCATGCTCGATCTGGCCCCGGCCATTGCCGAGATTTCGTCGGGCCTGGCCGATCTGGCGGCCGATGCCGCCATGGCCTATGAGCAGATCAAGCTGGTTTTGTCCGGCGACTTCAATTTCGAGGGACTATCGGAACGCTCTACCCGGCGCATCGTCGAGGAGCGCCGCCAGGAACTCCAGGACATCGCTCGCGAACTGCAGGAGATCGGTGACGTCGGGTTTCTGGACGATCCCATCGCCTGGGGACGCAAGGTGGCGCTGGAGCGCCGACTGCAAGAACAGGTCGAGCAGTATCGCCAGTGGGCGGCCAAGCTCGCGTGGATGCAGCGTGACGACAATGCCGATGGGGCGACCGCACCGGATGGCGGATCGACCCCGGATGCCATCGAGGCCGACATTCGTGCCGCTCAGGATCGGTCCCGACGCATCACCCAGATCGAGAGCGATCTGCAACGCCAATTGTTCGAGGCCACCCACGAGGGGGCTGATCGTATTCGCGCCGAGTACCAACAACTCGTCGCAGAGATGCAGACACTGATCGAATCCGATGGTGGCAACCTGGATCAGGTCGGCGAGATCATGGCCCGGGCGGCGGCGCTTCGGGATGCCAAGCTGGCTCGTCTTGCTGCTCAAGAGGATGAGGCAGCCCGGCGTCGGCAAGAGGCCAACACCCGGATTGTCGAAGGCCTACGCGCAGAGCGCGACGAGCTGGCGATGACCGACAAGCAGCGTTTCGTCTCCCAGGCCTTGCGGCGTCTTTCGGCGGAAGCCACGGATGCTCAGCAAAGCCAAGTCCGCGATCTAGCCGGCGCTTTGTTCGACGAGCGCCAAGCCATCGAAGCGCGCACCAAGGCGGAAGAGGAAGCCGCCCGTCTGCGCGAGAAGGGCAGGTCCCTAACCGAACAATTGCGTACCGCAGAGGAGGCCTATGCCGACGAGGTGCGAGAATTGAATGGTCTCCTGGCTGCCGGCGCCATCAACCAGGAAACCTTCGCCCGCGCCTCGGAGCAGGCCTATGACCGGATGATTCGGGCCAGTGATGACTGGTCCGACGGCGTGGTCCGAGCGCTGCGCGATTACGCGCGGGAATCTTCGGATGCGGCGACACAGTTCGAGCAGGCAACTACCCGGGCGCTCAAAGCCGGAGAGGACGCCTTTGTCCAGTGGGCGACCACCGGCAAGGTCAGTGCCTCCGACTTGTTCAACAGCATCGCCGAGGAAGCTCTGCGTGCCGCCTATCGCATGGCGGTGATCAAACCGTTTGGTTCGCTGTTCGAGGGCATCTTCTCGTCCATTGGAGGTTCCATCGCCAGCAGTCTGTTCGGCGGTGGTTCCGGGATGATCGGTGACTTTCCTACACCGGGGCCGGTCCAGGTGGCCCACAGTGGCGGGGTCATCGGCAAAGATGTTCTGCCCAGTCGTTCGGTCTCACCGGACCTGTTCGAGAACGCGCCCCGTTTCCATGGTGGCGGGGTGGTCGGCAACGAGGTGCCGATCATCGCTCAGCGCGGCGAAACCGTGTTTACCCCTGGCCAGATGCGGGCGCTCGGTAGCGAGCTCGGCCAACGGCCCGAGGTCCAGGTCAACGTCCATGTCGACAATCGGGCCCCTGGGACGGAGGCCCGCGCCCAATGGCGATCGGACGGGGGCGGAGGTCTCAGCCTCGACATCGTGGTTGAGCAGATCGAGGGCCAGATCGCCCGCAACATTGGTCGTGGCGAAGGCTTGGCTCCGACCATGGAACGCCGCTACGGGCTTAATCCGGCGGCGGGCTCCTATCGGTAAGAACAAGAGGCATGACAGGGCATGACAATAAGCTGGCCCACGACCCTGCCGTTGCCGACCATCGAGGGCTACGGCGTACATCCGGGCGAAGCGACCCTGCGCACCGAGATGGAGGCCGGCCCAGCCCGACAACGGCGGCGCTTCACCCAGGTGCCGAGCCGGATCTCTGTTCGGTGGCTGTTCCGTCGCCAGCAGTTCGCCCTCTTTGAGGCCTGGTATCGCTGGCACGCGAAGGAGGGCGGCGAGTGGTTTGGGATCGATCTTCTGGGCGGTCTCGGGTTGGTCGCCCACGAGGCCCGTTTCACCCGCCAGTTCGAAGCCCGAGTGCGCGGCGGTGTGCTTTGGGAAGTGACCAGTGAACTGGAGATCCGAGAACGTCCAACCTTGGATGAGGATGCGCTCGGACTGCTTCTTGAAAACGAACCGTCCAGCCTGCTGGCGACCGTCAGCGCCTTGCACACCCTCGTCCATGAAAAGCTCCCAGGTCCCATGGCCTGGTAATCAGAGATCCAATCATGACCCTGCAATCTGAACTGTCTGCCGCCGTCGCCCAGGTGACGGCGGACGGACAACTGCTGCATCAGATCGTCCACGGCGACGTGGCGACCTCCGTCCAAACCGATGGCGTTCCCCTAAAGAGCGTTGCTGGCGTTCTCTCCGATGTCGACGCGCAGCTCCAGTCCGGCTTGACCACGCTGGAAGAGAAGGTCGCCCAGGCGGCCTCCAGTGAGGCGGTCGCCACGGCAAGCGCGGATGCGGCCAGTGCGAGCGAACAAGCGGCAGCGGCAAGCGCTGCCCAGGCCATCGCTGCAGAGGCCAATGCCCTGACAAGTGAACAGTCGGCGTCCGACAGCGCCGATGCTGCGGCGTCCAGTGCCGACAGCGCTTTGGCATCAAAGGTTGCTACCGAAGGAGCTGCTGCATCTGCCGAGCAATCCAACACCCAAGCTGGACTTGCCGAGGCCGGTGCCATCCAATCGGCGGGACTGGCGGAGCAATCCGCCCTTGAAGCCATCCAATCGGCCTCCGCTGCGGGGGCGAGTGAAGCTGCTGCCCAAGCCAGCGCAACGGCTGCCGATGTTTCGGCTGAGAGCACGGCTGCCTCCGAAGCCAATGCGGCACTGTCTGCCTCCAATGCCCAGACTTCGGCGACCGACGCACTGTCTGCCGAGAGTGCAGCCACCAGCTCCAAGGATGCCGCGCAAACGGCGGAGGCCAGCACGCTCTTTTGGGCTGGCAAGGCCGAAGCCAGCGCCACAGCCGCCGAAGCGGCCGCCGTCATCGTCGCCGATGCCACGGGATTGGATCTGCAAACCCTGATCGTCTCGACCCGCCGGGGAACGGACTACCGGACCCTCGGCATCGAACTCTTTTGAAAAGGCTGACCCATGCCAACTCTTGCCCACTATCAGACCTTGAAACTGGCAGAGACGAACGCCGTCGCCACCATCTCGGCCAAGCTCGACGCACCCGATCTGCGCATGGACGACTTCGCCCTCATGGTGAAGGCGGCCGAGCTCATCGAAGACGTCCAGGATCCGGCCGCGTTCAGTGCGCTCAAGGCCAAGATCGTCGCCAAGGCCGTCGGCTTCTATTCGACCGATCTCAGCGGCGAAGGCGTCCTCATGCTGACCCGGGCCAGCCGGTTCGGCGACATCCCCTTCGGCGGGGAGGAGCGCTGGCTTCTGCTCAATCGGGATGATCGCAACATGGATGTGACCGGCGACGTCATGGTCGGCGAGCGCACCCTGGAGTCTTTCGGCGATCGCATCCTTGAGACCATCGGAACGGAGATTTAATCCATGCCCCTGACCATTCCACAACTTCCCGATACGACGCCGTTTGCGACGTTCGACGAAGACATCGATATCTTTAGCAACTCCAAGGCCAAGGACATCCCGGCCAAGCTGAAGGCTATCACCGAGGCGTTGAAGATTCATATCAACACGCTCTGGCTGGCGACGGCGACCGGGTTCGTGAACGACACCATCGTGGCGGACCTGAACACGGCGCTCGCCAACATCGAAGCGTTCAACAATGCGCTGGAAACCCAGATCAATGACCAATTGGCCGAGTTCGAGGTCAACCTCGGGAACTATCTGGGAACCGGAGCCGGATACTCAGTCGATGCGGCCAATGCGGCCCTCTTTACCGGGAGCATCGTCGCGGGCGACGTGACCTATGACGATCTCGGGCAGGTGGTCAGCATCCAGCAGGGTCCGCGCCTGATCGACAACATCACCGATTACGAAGATGGGGCCATGGCCGGTTACGACGAGACCCTGACGCTCGGCGGCATCGCCTATGCCCGGTCCTTTTCCTTCTCTTACACGCCCTATGGGCAAATCGACGCCATCACGGAGGTCTGACGATGGATATCCTGACGTTCAACGCGATCAAGCAACAGCAGCGGCACCTTGACCGGGATCTCCTCGATCCCTGGAAGCGGCCTGCCTTTTCCGTGGTGACCATGAGCAGTTCTGCGCCTTGGGGCACGGTGGTCTACAATCACTATCTCCAGGAGCTCTGCCGTCAGCACTACAACGACAGCGGCTACATGCAGGGCAGCACCAGCAGCCTCGGCACCGAGTTCTTCAACAACTGGTATTCCTACGGGCAGACTAACTCGAATATCAGCTCGACCGACACCTCCTACGGTGACGGCACGGCGCGCTGCGGCCACCTGGGTCACTTGGCTCTGGCCGTCGGTCCCGATGGCTCCATGATCGGTCGCGCCAGCCCCTATTCGGCGACGGCTCTCCGTAATGTCGGTGTCTGGGTCAACAACAAGACCAACCGGAACTTGGCCTTGTTCATGGAAAACCAGTATGCCGGCATCGCACCAAGGGCGATCGCGCCTGGCCGTCTGACCGGAACGGAAGGCTGGCACCTGGCTTGGACGGGGACCAAGTTCTACGCCCAGAACGACTTCGGGACGTACAACAAGTACGGCATGATCGGCTACAACGAGAAAACCCGCACCCTGGTGATCAACGAAAACACCAACGGCGGGACGGCCATGCGCCTGCATGTCTATGCCAACGTCGCGCCCTTCGATGCCTGCGCCACTGATCGGCGTTCCTGGTTCGACAGTCTCGATGAGGCCAACCATACCTTCTTCGATTGGACGGCCAACTCGGCAGGGTATTCGGAAAGTCTCTATCGGGGTGTCGTGATCCCGTGTGACGACGGCAAGATCCTGGTCGTGCGCATGGAGCCGCACAGCTACTGCATGTTGGACCGCTTCACGCCAGACGGTGCTGGCGGCTTCACCAAGGAGGCGACCCACACGCTCAGCACCACCACAACCTACGGAATGGAGGCCGGCGACCGGAACGGGCTCCGCTTCCAGATCTCGAACGACGGCAAATACGTCATCTGCTACCAGCCCTATTACTACTACGGGGCCGGTGCCGAGGTGTTCCTGATCCGGGTCTCAGACGGCAAGTACGTCTTCCTGCAGTACCAGGATTCCAGTTACGGGCGGTCCTTCGCGCCGATCCGAGACAGCGACTTCATGCTATCGTACAGCCCGAACTCGGACAGCGGCTACGGCATCTACATGTCGCACATCGACACCAAGCGGGTGTTCGACGTGATCCCTGACAAGGGCGACATGAGCTCGAAGGTGCCGGGCTTCAACGTCTACATCTTCGACAGCGCCTATCATTCCACCAACTATCCCTACATCGTCCCGATCATCGGAGGTAACTGAACATGGTCGATAAAATCAGCTTTCCCCACGGCAACGACTGGGGCGTGATCGGTCCCAATGGCGACTACAAGCTGCCGGTCAAGTCCGTCCTGGGCCACCGGTTCCAGCTCGTCGACGGCAAGGTCGTCGACCGCTACGGTGGCGTCACCGACGACGAGGTCCGCAGACTCGATGCCGATCAGGTTGCCGAGCAACAGGCGGCGGAATTGGAAGCGGCACGACATACGCTCATTCGCAAGGTGAAAACCGAGGCCGGCGACCGCATTGCCGCATCCGACTGGAAGGTCGATCGGGCTCGTGAGCGTGATGCCTTGAATGACACGACCACCTTGCAGGATGTCTATGCCGAGCGGGAAGCGATCCGCACCGCGAGCGACGAGGCAGAACTGGCGATCCTTGATCTCACCACGCTGGACGCGATCCGGGAATTCACCTGGTAGTCCGTTCGATACCATCCTGATCCACCCATGCCGGCGAAAGCCGGTTTTTTGTGCCCGGAGCTCCAGCCGTATGCCTGATCCAACGCTCAGCCAAGCGATCCGCGAGGCCTATGCGGCCGCGCCATCGGACGTCGTGATCTTGCATACGCTGGAACTCCGCCACCCGGCATTTGAAGATGACAATGGCAACCCGACCGCCATTCGTGTGGTTCGAGACCATCGGGATCTGAGCGCGCGCTTGGAGCCCTCTGCGCCGATCAGCGGTGGCGAGATGGTGACCTTCGTTGCGCTTGCCTTCGATCTGTCGCTTCCGCCCATCGACACCGCGCCGGTACCCGAGATCATGGTGACGCTCGACAACGTCTCTCGTGAGATCGTCCGCCATCTAGATACGGCGGCCGTTTCCCATGACAAGATCGAGATCACCTATCGGCCCTATCTCTCCGCCGATCTGGAAGGGCCACAGATGGATCCGCCGATCACGCTGGTTCTGACCGAGGTCGA